AGCAGCCCGCCAACAGCGGTTCCGATACCACCAAGAAAGCCGCCCTCGCCGAACAAGCCAAGCGCGGCCTTCTGAAACTGCACCTCGGCCAGCTTCATCAATAGCTGTTTCAGCGCCTCGCCTGCGCTCATGGATCCGGTCAGGATGCCGGAAAACATCTCGGACAAGGTTTGCGCACCGCGCTGGCCCGCGTCCTCGATCTGTTTAAGCCGATCAGCGGCAGCGTCAGCCTGCTGGCCCGCCGTCACATACCCCTGCGCCAGCTTGTCGATTTCGGCGGTCAGGGCGGGTGTGATCGCCTTCCCCGCCTGTTGCGCGGCATGGAGCAGCTTGGCTTTCTCGGCTGCGAAAATGACGGCATCGCCGTAGTTCCGGCCCGCCGCAGCGCCCGCGATCAGGGCAGCGGATTCAAACTCCAGTTCCCGCGTCCGGTCGCGGATCGCCTGCGCCTCGCGGGCGTATTCGTCCAGCTTCGCAGCGCCACCAGAACCACCCTTGGAGCCGCCCGAGGCATTGGCGGCCTTGTCGGCGGCAGCGCGGGCGGCATCGGCATCAAGCGTTGCCTGCGCCGTGCTGGTGATCTCGGCATCGGTCAGGGTCGCGCCCGCCTCGGCAGCACGCTTGCGCACCGCCTCTTTCTCGCGTTCCAGCTTCAGGCCGTCGCTGGTGGCGATATTCCTGGCATTCTCGCTGGCGGTGAAGCGGTCATTGGCCGCGCGCATGGCATCAAGGCTATCCATGCTGGTCGCCTGTGCCGCGTGTTGCTGGCGCAGCGCTTCAAGCTGTTTGGTGCCGGGGTCGATCTGGGCGGCCTTCGCCAGTTCACCGACCAGCGCGGAAGCCTGCGCGGTGACAGAGGCGATCACGCTGCCCAGACGGCCAAGCTGCGACATGACGCCCGAGAATTGCGCCCGGTCGACATCCGAGAGGCTGGCGAACGCATCCTGCGCGCCCTTCTCGATCTCGCCTAGCTTGGCAGCAAAATCCTCGCCGGTCATGGTGCCGTCGCGGAAGTCCTGCCGGGCGCTTTCCAATTCGGCGGAAAGCGTGCGCAGCTGGTCGGCGGCTTCACCATAGCCCCAGCTATCAAGCTGGCCGATAGCCCCGCGCATGGCATTGCCCGCCGTGGCGGCTTCCTCGGCCAAGCGCTGATACTGGCCGTCAAGCTGGCGCAGCGCCTCGGCCTGTGCCTCCACCGCGTCCCGGTCGCGCTGCATGGCGTCGTATAGGTCATTCCCGAGGATCGCCCGGCCCTCGGTCTCGCTGGAAAAGATACCGTCCAGCCGGTCACGCAGATCGGTCAGTTCAACCGCAGCCTCGGCAATGGCGATGGCAGCGCGTTTGCCAAAGGATTCCACCCGCGCCGCCAATTCGCCGAACTTGCGGTCGATTTCGGCGGCCTTGTCGATCATCTCGCTATCCAGCACCGCGCCGACTTCATGGGCGCGTTGAATCGTCTGGTTCAGCGCGGATTCGCTTTGATTGGCGAGGGTGCCGAATTGTTCGCCCGCGCCGCCGAAAATCTCCTCAAGCATGAAAGACCGCCCGGCTTGGTCGAGGTTTTTCAGCTTGCCGAATATTTCGGTCATCAAGGCCGAAGGGTCTTTGAGCTTGGCTTTCAATTCCTCGGCGGAATATCCGAGTTTCTTGAAGGCATCCGCACCCGCACCCGTGCCATAGGTGAAGAACTCGCCCGCGCGGATATGAAGCTCTTTAATACCATCGGTTAGCGCGTCGATACCAACGCGGTTCTGATCGGCAACGAACTTCCATTCCTGCCACGTTTCGACAGAAACACCGGCCTTATCCGCCTCATTTCTGAAATTGGCGGTTTCCTTGGCGATGCGCAACACGCTGGTTGCCATCTGGTCCAGCCCACCAATAGCAATGCCACCGGCCACGCCACCAAGGAACGCGCCGCCCAGACCCTTCAGGGATGCCGGAATGCTGTTGAAGGCTTTGCCGATACGCGGGCCAAGCCCCTCATAGGCATCGCCGATCTTGCGGGCGTTCTGTTGCGCCAGCCGCTCCATGCGCTGCGATGCGCGCTGTTGCTGGGTGATGGCGCGGTTAAAATCCTTTTGCCATCCGGCAATATTCGCCTCGAGCTTGACCAACAGGCCGGTTTCATCAAGGGGCATTGTCAAACATCCTATTCGTTACGCTGCACTCAGCAGGTCAAAAATATCATCACGGCTATAGAGGCCGCCTTGTTCATGGGCGATGCGGGCACGGCTCACGGCCATCGCCGAGGCAACAGCCGCGTCAATGCGGCCGTTCGAGCGTTGCTTGTGCATCCTTATCAAACCAGATTGCGGGTTCGTGGAAACCGCGACGTTTGCCAAATGATTGCGAAGAACAGGGTCACCGTCATGGCGGATCAGATCGCCATTCACCGCCTTGACCAGTTCGCCAGTAGCTCGGGACATTTGCATAATGGATTGCGGATGTTGAAATATTGGAAGCCCGGCATCCTGAAGATTATGCATGATCTTTTCTGCAAGATGCGGATCGATAGCGATTTCCTGCACGTCATAGGTTGCGCAAAGTTGGCGAACGTAGTCCTCCACCTGTTTCTCATCAATGATGCCGCTCGGGCAAATTTCGATCAGGCTAGCGTCAGCCCATTCCTGATAGGGTGCGCGGTCCTTATCGCCCTTGGCCTTCAGATCGGCGGCAGGCACGAAACAGCGGTTGCGTAAGGTAATTTGGCCATCGTCGTGCCGGAAGGCGATGGAAACGGACGACAGGTCATCAGTTTGCGACAAGTCGATACCGATATAGGCCGGAAGCTGTTCAAGGTCGGCGGGGTCATCGTCCAGCTTGCGCTTGTCGTAGACGCCCAGATCAAACAGCGGATCACGGCTGTTCTGTTGCCAGACATTAAGATGATATTGCTGGATGCCATAAATCAAGTTTGGTGCGTTCTTAGCACGATTCACCTTATTGCGCAGGTCTTTGATATTCTGGAAACCATCGGCTAGACCGGGATTGCAGCGATGCCAGATAGCTTCGTCCGTCCAATCCTCGCCTTCTTGCATCTCAAACATGATCGGCAGAAAGGAAGGGTCAACAACCTCACCTGTGGCTATAGCGCGCGCTTCTTGATATGCCTTTATGGCAAACCCATCAGCTCCACGTCCCGCGGTGGTTGCAATAACCATCAGTGAGTTTTCTGTTTTGAAAAGACCGGATTCCATAACATCCATCATCTCGGAACCGCTTGCTTCCTTCCAAGCGTGGATTTCATCGGCCAAAACAAAGGTAGGTGATCCGCCGTTCTGCCGTGAACCATCGGAAGAAACAACCTCAAGCCAAGATTTATAGCCCGCAATCAGGCTATGAACCTCTTTCGCCGCGTTGCGCTGGTCGATGATCTTAGTGGCTTTAACAAGGTGTCGATTCATTCGGATGATCTCCATTGCCTCCTTGAAGGCAATTGAGGCTTGTTTCTTATCTGATGCGGCAAAGACAATCTCGCCACCCGGCACCTTTTCCGGCCCGATCAGGTGCAAAAGCGCCAGCGCCGCTGATAGCGTCGTCTTGCGGTTGCCGCGTGGAATATAGAAAAACACCCGCGTCACGATACGATGTCCGTCGGCATCGCGCGGTCCATAGATCGCCCGGATAATGCGTTCCTGCCATGGATAGAGAGTAAACGCCTTACCCGGTGCTTTGCTTTTGGGATGTTGCAAGGCGCGCAGGAATTGCACCGCGCGCTCGCCATGCCCGAGAGGGTCGGGAATGGGCGAGTTGTCATAGACCCATTCAGGGAAACTGGATTTCTGAGCCATCAGATCGCCAAGGGGTTCGGGCTGGTGTCGTCGTCGGCATCGCCGCCAGCAGCCATGCGGGCGCGGCTGGTCGGGGTCAGACCATATTCGGCGGCAAACTGGCGCGCGGCCTGCATGTAGCGGATTTGCAGCCCGCCAAGGCGCAGGTCAGGCAGACCGCCAGCCAGCGCCATCGCCTCGCCAATCTGGCGGGCAGCACCGGCAGCAACGCAATAGGCTTCCACGCCCGCTAGATCGGCTTTGGTGATGACGCCACGCGCCACCAGCAACGGCAGCACGCGCCGCCATTCGGCTTTGGCGTGGCTGGTAAGATAGGCCGGTGCGGGCGGTGCCTTGGTCAGGGCCTCCGCATCTTTGCCTATCGCAGGCTTCACGCCGCGCAGGTGCTTGCTCATGCCGCCACCGCCCGCAGTTCCAGCCCGCGCCTGCGCCCGATCTCGGCAAGTCCCACGATGTTGTAAGCCCTGCCACCCATGACCAGCCGGTCGGCGGTGGTGATCGCCACCAGCGGGAAGCGGATCAGGAACACGGCGCGGCCGTTATCCATCTCGCCGGGGCCGGTCAGGAACTCGGTCGTGCTGGCCTCTTTTATCTCGGCCCGCGTGGTCAGGATCGGCAGCCAGTCATCACGGCCAAAGAAATTCTCATCAACCAGCCGTCCGATGCGTTCGATCTGGATACGATGTTGCAGCTTTCCCGCCCGCATTAGCTGGCCCTCCAATAAATCACTGCGCGCAGGTTGATTGCAGCATGGGCAAAGGACATAGCCGGGTCAGGGTCAGGCACCCACGCCATAGCCGGGCGGTCCCATTCCTCAATCGTGCAACCTTGCGCGCGCGGCGCATCCATCAGTGCCAACATGGCAGCGCTGGTGATCTGACGCGCAATCGCACCTTGTTTGGCATCGGTCCAGATGTGCAGCATCATCCGCACCTCAGTCACGACATAGCCGCCGGATGCTCGCCCGAGGATTTCCACCTTGGCCGGTGCCATGGTGATGCCGGGCAGATCGCTGGGCCGCACCGTGCCAGCCAGAATGGACAGCGGCGAAACGTGTTGCACTACGCCGGATGTAGCAACAAGCGCCCCACCAACAGCACGTTGCAGAGCAATATCCGGGGTCATTGGCTGGCCTCGCGCATCGCCTTGCGCAGCAGCCGGTTGATACGGGCCTGCAAGCGGGTCCGGTTCAAGCGCCATGCCGGGTTGAAGAACGGTTGCGCGGGCATGGTGCCGGTGGTGGTGCCGTCCTTGTGCAGCCGGGGCTTGGTGCCGCCCTCCACAAGATGCGCGTGCCGGGCATCGGTATCGCCTGCCGTCACCAGCACCTCAAATTCGCCCGCCGTGCGCTGGCCGCCATCGGTCGAATGCGCGGGCGTGGTTTCACCGGGGCCGGTGACGTGGATACTCTCGATCAGGTCGCCGGTGCGCCGCGACGATTCCGCCAGCGCCCGCATATCGGCGGCGATTTCCTCGCCCGCCTTGACCAGCATAGGGCGAAGGACCGGCGCAGCGGCATCCCGCATGGCTTTCATCTTGCGGATAATGGCCTCGGAACCCTGCACCATCTTAGCCATTGGTGGCGGCCTCCGGCTCGGGCACATAGCCCACCACCTGCCGTTTGATACCAGATAGGGAGTCAATCACGCCGAATGGAAGCTGGTAAGGGCTGGAAAAGGTGACGGCCTCGCGGTTCTCATACCGATAGGCCACCAGCAGCAACGCGGCATCCACCATCAAGGGGCTATCTGCGTCAAACGGCAGGCCGGTATAGGATTCAACCCAAGCCTCAGCCCAACGGGTGAAGTGGGTCAGGATCGCATCATCGGCGGTTTCATCCGGCAGGAAGTTCAGGTGCGCCCGAACAAGGGCGGAAGGCAGGGGCATAACAGGTCACTCGTAAACACAGCACTAACAACTTAGTGTTATGTTATCACGTTGCAACCAGCAGAAAAAGTTATATTCCGCCTGTCTTGCGCGCGCCTCCCCCCGCCGGTTCCCGAGACAGGGCGGAAGTTTGAGAATACCCCCGCTCAACACGACACTTGATAGATGACACCAATAAACGACAGTTGACCTCCATCCAAGGCATGATATTTCAGCGTTAAAGCAAAGGGGGCGGGAAGATGAAAACGAGATTTCATTTGATAGATTCTGGATTCTATCCCGAAACACTACCGCCGTGCTTTACTTCTAGAGATGCAAAACGGGCATTCCGCGGGATAGTTAAGCGGCTGGATGATGAGAAATTCCATGAGCGAAAAACAGACTATGTGAGGTATAGCGCCACCAAGCACGATGGCAGCCGCCGATTGTTCGGAACGCCAAATATCATATCTTATTTTCATATATCAAGTTTTCTCTGGAAGAATTGGAAGAGCGTTGAGAAGGGGTTTGGCATATCAGATTTCTCCCTCGGCGCCCCAAAAGTTTTAAGCGCAAAGGATGATCGGGCAGTAAAGGTATCATCCCTGTCGGAACTTTCCGCGCGCGCCAATGAAAAACTCAGATACGCTCCTTTCATCCTTCAAGCCGATATCGCACAATGCTTTCCCTCAATATACACACACTCGATATCGTGGGCTGCCCACGGCATAGAAAAATCCAAGGCAGACACCGAGAAGAAATCCGAAGTCAATTACTTCAATGCGCTCGATTTTTTCGTGAGAAATGCACAGCGAGGAAATAGCAGGGGCGTCTTAATTGGTCCTGATGGCCACAGAATAATAGCAGAATTTATCCTCTCAAAGATCGACGAAGATTTAAAAAAGCAAATCGGCGATACCATTGTTGGTGCCGTTCGTCATGTTGATGATTACTATATAGGCCTTCGCACAGAGCATGATGCTCAGTCGGTATTGTCTCATCTGCGAGAAGCATTGGCAAACTTTGCTTTGAATTTAAACGACTACAAGACAAGAATTTACTCAAGCATGGAGCCAATAAATGATCTCTGGGCACAGAGATTGCGTGATTTTATGGCATTTGACTTCAGGAAGGTCCAAGTCGACAAGCTAGAGAGGGCAATCTCCGAGGCAGCTGCAACAGCTAGCGCCATTAAGTCAGACAGCCCTATTAAAATACTTCTACGATCACTCGATGAATCTGAAGTATATGATGACATTGAATGGGAATACGTCGAAAGCTATCTGCAGAGAATTATCCAGAAATTTCCTCATGCTTTGGACTATGCCTGCTTACTAACTGCAAAGCGGCATGCGCTTGAGGAATCTATAGACAAAGAGGGATGGCTCGCAGTTGCGGAGACAATTATCCCAAGAAGTCTCGCTTTAAATCACCATCACGAAGTGGTGTGGTTGATTTGGCTGTTAATAACTTGCGACATCTCTTTACCATGGGCACTTCTAGAGTTATTGGAAAAATCCCGAAACGGGCACATTAGGTCAATCCTCATTCAGGCATATGTCGATGGAAAAATTTCCAGAAAACCGCGGCTTTCGCTCGGGTCTGGCCTTTCTACGGTCGATGAAGATTGGCTTACACATCTAGTCGCCAAATCTCAAGGATACTCCTCAGCTAAATTTTCCGGAGATTTTTCATCGGAGTTTCAGCATCTATCCGACAGAAGAATTAAGCTTATAGATTTTCGAGAGCACGAGGATAAGATTAAAAAACGTGCCGTGAGGGCCATAAGTCGAACTAGATACGGTTACGACGATGACAGCGCATGGGAAGATGATGGGCTTGAGTTCTAAAAGCAGTGCTGCGTTCGAATGCTTTCCCATCTCTGCTTTACCGAACTATGGCAAGGCGTGCACAGCGCCTGCCAGTTGTTCCAGTTCCAGAACAGCGCCTTGTCGCCCCTATGGGGCTTGATATGGTCAACTAGGGTCGCGTCGGCACCGCACATGGCGCAGCAGGGATGAAGGCGCAGGATCTCGGCCCGTGCCTTCTCCCATTCCCGCGTATAGCCGCGCTGGCGGCTATTGGGCCGGGTGCGGTCATAGCGGCGCTTGCGCTCAAGCTGACGGGCTTCCTGACAAGCACAGAGAACGCCGTGCGACACGATGGCACCGCAAGAACAGAGGCGCGGAGGCTTAGGCACTGTGGCGGGCTTTCAGGGCTTGCAGCCCGTGGCGGTCAAATTCGGGATCGAGGCCAGCGTCTATGTTCGCTTGGCGCTGTTCGGCGGACTGGCCGGGCCTCTTGCCGCTCATGGCGTCGGCGATGCGCTCCTGCCGGTCGTAATAGGCCGTCGCAATCAGGGTTAGCTCGCGCGGGCTGGCGGTCCAGACCTCAGCAGGCGGCCAGCCCACAATCACAGTGCCGAAAGTGAATAGATTGGTCAGATGCTCGGCGGTGGTGATCACCATGACCGGTGCCGGAGCCTCGGGCGCTGCATCTGGTTCCGGCAACAGGTGCTGCAATAGATCAAGGCAAGCCGCCTGCGCAGGACCAAGGAAGGGCGCAAGCGGCTTGCCAGACAGCGACGCCAGTAAGGAAAGCGCCGCTGCCTGATCCGTCGCGGTGGCGAGTAACACCTGACGGATTCCGGTATAGGATTGGCGCATGAGGCTATCCCCTGCGCCGGGGATGCCGCCCGGCAGATTGTCCAAGGCGACAGCAGCCCGCAGGGACGCCCTGAGCGTCACGGCATGGTTGCCGTGGCACAGGGTGGTCTCAAAGGCGGGCTGCAAGGGCATTAGCTGGCGGTGCGCAGCTTGATGAAGGCCGAAGGCATGGTGACACGGGCACCAACGCGGCGGCGAGCGGTGATGCGGTAAATATCCGTCTTAGCACCGGTGATTCCGTCGCGGATCAGTTCCAGCCCCACGCGGTCAGCGATGGTATAGCCAAAGCCAAAATCACCGAAGAGAACCGGCGTGCTATCCGCTTCCATCAGCGGCATATCCCGCGACGAATAGACCGGGCGGCCCAGCAGAGTGGCGGGCTGACCATTCGCTAGACCATCCTGCCAGAGATAATCCCCGGTCGTATTCGCCAGCATACGAATAGCGGCGATGGTCTGGGGGTGCATCAGCCATGCGCCGTTGTTCGCGTGTTCCTGAGGCAGTTCATAGAACATGCTAATCAGGTCGTTCGGTTGCACCATTGCAGCAGTGCCGTCATATTCCGCGATGCCCGCCGATGCCGACATGACACCTTCCGGGGCCGTGGTGCCGTCGCCGTTGACGAACCATTGCGACTCCTTCAGCGCGAATTGCTTGGCGATATGGCCGGTAACAAAGGCTTCAAGGTTGACGTGCGAATCTTCCAGCAGCGAAAGCGTCATCGGGACGCTCACACCGGCGAGGAACGGCTCAAGCGTGATTTCCTCAAAGCTAGGCTCATCGTCGGGCTTGGTGCCGGTTTCAGAGACGATCTGCGGCTGCACACTATCCACCAGACGGGGCACCTTCAGCGACGGGCCAGACATCTGAATGACCGTCGCAAGCTGACGAACCGGCGACATCTCCACCACCTTTTCCAGAATAGTGGTGCTGGTCGAATCCGGGGCCAGAATGCCGCCGGTCGAAGGCGCATTGACGGCAAGCGCTTTCAATTCCGAGGCGTCACCCGTGCGGATGAAGTCCGCAAAAGCCTTGGTTGCCTTTTCAACATTGCCAAGGTGGATTGTCGGTGCGCCCGGACGGTTCGCCTTGGCTTCCAGCTTGTCGAGGCGCGACAGCACCGCGTTGAGGGCCTTGGTGTCGATCTGGGCCGCGTCATTGGCCGGGGTCTTGGTTTCGGCCTTCTGGGCCAGTTCTGCGTTTTCCATAACAGTTTCCTCGTTAACAGGGTGGGATTTAACAGCGCTAATTCGCGCATCGGGATGGACGGGGTTTTGACAGAGCGAGATTTCAGTAAGCGAAACCTCAACAAATTGCCTGCCGCCGCTCGGCAGGCGACGGAACAGCGCATTGTTAAAGGCGACAGACAGCCCCTTAATGACGCCGTTTTTCAAATAGCGATGCGCTGATTTCGCGCCGCTGATACCTTCAAGGAACAGTCGGCCTTTCACCTCCAAACCCTTGTCGGTTTCGGTGATGGTTTCCCAAACGCCGATAGCTTTAGACTGGTCATGTTCAAGGCAAATCGGCAGTTGCGACGGAAGGTTGAAGGCGCCCGGTTCGATGGTGTCGCCAACTTTGTCGGGGCCAGAGAACGGCCACGCGATACCCGAGATTTCACCAGCTTCCGAAACAGAAAGCTGCGCCTTGGTTTCGATCCGGTCGAGGGTTTCGAGGTTGTCAGCCATGGGTTACTCCTCCTCGGCTTTCAATGCGGCTTCTGTGCCCAACCACCTGCAAGCAAGGATCGCAGTTGCCAGCGGTCGCACCTCGGCAATGGGGCGGTTGCGGGCGTAGCTGTTGACCAGCCGGGCGGCTTCCTCGGGGTTGGTGCCACCGCCGATCAGCCCGAGGCGGATAACCTCGGACAGATCGGCCAGCTTGAAGGATTGACCGACAAGGCGCTGGAACAGGGTGCCGATGCCGGTGCCGGTAATGGTTTCCAGTTCCATGACCAGTTCGTCGGTCAGGGTGAACGGGCGTTCCTTGTCGCCAAAGAACGCGGTGGCGGTGATGCTCATGCGTCACCAGCGACAGGCAGCTCAATCATGGCGCGCACTTCGGCGGCGGTCAGGATACCGGCATTGACAAGTGCCAGGACAGTTTGCATCGCCGCCAGCATGATCACCAGATCATTCGGTTCATCATTCATCGGGGTTTTCCTTGATCAGTGCGGGCGCGGTCGGACCGAGAAGCACGCGCACAACAGCTTCCTGCCACGGTTTCAGGTTCTCCCTCATGCATCACCATCCAGATTGAACAGCGTGCGGACCTCGCGCGGCGCGATTACCTTGGAGCGAACAAGGCTGATCACGCGATCAAAGGTATCCTTGTCCTCGCTCAGCAATTCGAGAAATGATTTCTTCTGGTCGGGTTTCATTCTTCTGTCTCATTAGCTTGGGGTTCGGGCGCGGTCGCGCCGCCGTCCGAGGTGGTGAAGGGATTTATAAGATCATTACCGCCGGGTAGCGGCGGCATATTCATACCAGAACGAACATCGTTAGGCGTATAGGCCCGCATTGCGACAAACTGGGAATAGGCAGTAGCTTGCGCGGCGAAGTCCACCGAAAGCATCACTTTCGGTTCATACTCTATTTCGATTTCGTCGGAATCCTCCGGCGATAGCAGAACCTGCGCATATGCATCCTTCCACCGATCCAGCCACGGTTTAATACTCCACTGCATGAACTGCAGTGCAAGCTGTTCAGTATTTGCCATAGTGCCATGGCTCAATTCCCAAAGCATTGTTACTGGAATGCGGAAGGCGCGCGCGATCTCGCGGATTTGCTCGATTCGATTATTGTAAAATTCCGCATCCGTGTTGCTCGTGGAGAGCGGGTAGTATTGGAATCCCCGATCCAGAATGGCGGTGCGACCAGAATTTTCGCCAGCATGGACGTCATTCCACCGCTTGATCATTTTTTCGAGTTCAGCAGTGCCCTTATCACCACTTACTTTTTCGGTGGTCGCTAGATAGCCGCTGGGACGGCCAGCACGCCCGAACCAGTTGGCAAGATGTTGCTCCGCAGCCAGAGCAAGGCCAATGGCCTCCTTGGCGTGGGTGATCGGGGAAACGCCGTCCAAAGTGCTGATATGCAGCACATCGGTATAAGGCAGCACGGTATCACCGCCACCTTTTAGGCGGATGCGATAGGACGGCTCGTCGTAATCATCGGTTTCAACCGAAACGGCGGCGGGGTCGAGGCGGTGAAGTTCGAGGGGCTTACCTTCGCCGTTGCGCACCACCTGCGCAAAGCCATGACCGCACAGCAGGGCATCGCGGGTCAGTTGCCCTCGCAGCTTCCCGGCGCTGGTCCAAGGGTTCGATCTTTTGCGAACAATTTTGAATGCCGGGTGTTGCCGCAGAACTTCCTTTGATACTTCATCATGCGGTTTGAAGGGCATGATTGCGCAGCTTTCGGATATAAACCCGATAGCGGCGGCGACGGCAGGAACGCGCAGGGCGGTGCTACTGGTGACGGTGACGCCGGATCGCACCGGCACGCCTGCAAACAAGCCGTAGGCCTCGGGGCTGGTCAGCGTGAAGGCTTTGGATTCTGTGACGCCTTGCCCGATTTCGCGGGCAAGGCGCTGGGTGATACTGGGCAACGTGATACTCGCAACAACTTCCTATGCGTTACAATGTAGCACTACCAGAAGTTATTACAAGCGCTCATGTTGTTATGAAATTCATTCAAGTTTGTAGTCTGGCAATTGATCGATGACACGCGCCTTCGCGTTTAGGGTCACGTCGCCGTAGTTCTCCCCGGCAGTCCTGCCCATGTGGCCTTGCATGGCGTCGACAACCCGTATCGTCAGACCTAGTTCAAGAGCCTGAGTTTTCAGCCGGTGCCGCCAAGCATAGTTGGGCTGATCCACCTCATCCGGGGTAAGCCCCTCTTTTCGGAGCCATCGCGCTAGTTGATCGGATGTAGTTTGAGCCGCGCGGCTATACTTCGCGCTGTCCGTCGCACCGTGAAACAGCGGGCCGGGTTTCGCCGCGTTCACGAACTCAATAAACCCTTCCTTGATGATCTGGCGATGAATAGGAACGTCGCGATAGCCGCCAGACTTCACCGTGCCCGCATCGGGTGAAATCCGAATGATATAGCGGTCATCTTCCTTCCGCACATCTTCCTTCCGCAACTGCGACATTTCCGAAACCCGCGCACCCGAGAAGGCACAGAGGATCGGCACCCAACGCTTTGCGGCGGTCATGTGCGTTGTCTCACGGATGAAGCCGAACTGATTTGGCCGGGGTATATGCGCCCTAGACGCTTTCAGCACCACAACCGCCTCTTTGTCGGTATACCCTCTCTCGCGCGAATATACCTTGCGCGGCTTGGCCTGTTTAACTGTGCCCGCTGGATTATCCGGCAGGTGTTCGTTTTCGTGCGCCCATTTGAACATAGACCGCACCGCAGACAGATAAATATCGCTCACGGTCTTTGCCGCGAGCTTGGTTAGCAAATGATCGCGCCAAGCGAGTAGGTCTTTCTTCGCCACCTTTCGAGCGTCGCAATGCCCCAGAAACTCGCACAGGTTTTCAATCACCGGCCTGTCACGCTTGCCGCCGTCCTTCATAAACCCCGCTCGAACGCGCGCGGTAACGTAGTCCTTGTGAAGCCGCCGCAAGTTTACCGGCTCGGGTTCATCCTCGGGCGGCTTGGCGTTCACCAGCAAGGGCGTTGACGGCTGGCCGGTGAAGTTACCTTCGTCCCGTTCCACAACGCGCGCCAGCGCCTCTAGCTCGGCGCTGCACAGGGCACGAGCGATGGTCCGCCATTCATCAGAACCGGGCGCAGCGTCTAGGTTTCCAACGGCCCGGAAACGCTCGATGCGCGCGCCCATAACCTCGGCAAGCTCCCGGTCGCTTAGTCGCCCGGCTGCACCGCTGCGCAGCGACGTCACATAGCCATCATCAATGCTGATAGCGGAAGCAACCGGATACATCGGACTGTTGCGCATCTGGTCGTCAAACGCGAGGCGCTGCGCGTAGTGACTAGCCGCGATCTGATCCGGCGCGAGGGGATAGCGCATCGGCGCGGCTGCGCTATTAGCCGGTGCGGCCTTCCGCTCAGCCTGTGCGATCTGGTGTTGAAGGGTCGCGACCGCGCCCGGCAGATGCTTCATGGCGGTTCTGCGATCCGGCCCGAGGGGCGCGCGAAGCTCGGTCTTTCCGACGATCTTGCGCAGGTCTTTCGGCACCACCAGCCGGG